ATAAACATTTTCTCATTGTCGGTGAGTGTTTCATATTTGTTTAAAACAATGATTCCTTTTCCAACCCGATCCATATACTCAAGCATCTGAAACATTCTTTTCTTTGCTGTATGGTAAGCACTACGCACAAGCTCAAAGTCAGTGTCCAGGTATTCGGCGGCTTCTTTGTTTGTCATGCCTTGAAAGAATCTCAAGAAAAACACCTTTGCCAGCAATGATTTCTTAGGGACATATACATCGTCACAATCATAGGTGAAGTCATCGGACGGGCTTTTGTCCAGCTTTGGCTTTTCAAGCTCTGTAAACCGGATCATCCTCTTTTGGGCGAAGTTCTGGATTCCATCTTCAGTATGGGTTTCCATAACTCCCCGGTTGTCATAGGATAATATCTCTTCCACAAACCGGCAGGGCCTCTTGCACCCCACCCGGTTTTTACACCTGCTGCAATAGTCGTTAATATCTTCCAGCGTGAACGTATAGGCCATGACATCCCCCGTTAGACATACGTTAGAAAACAGTTGCACCCCTTATGGTATGCCGGCGAAATATGCGGCCTACGGACCTTCATAGTGGCCCCATCACTTCCGGTCCACTCCCCTGCCGGTAGCATTGACTCACCCCTGCCTATGACCTTACCCGATAATTGACTACACCAGGGGCAGGCATCCCCTCTGGCATTGCTGCGGATCTTGAAACCACTGGCAAATGCCATTCCGGCGAAGAGACTCTCTCCCAGGCGCACACTTTCGTTTGCAGTTTCCTTTTCTGCCCGGTGGGCGTCTGCCTCCCACTCATCAAGGCGTTGTTCAATGTCCTCGGTGGACCCCGATTCAAAAAGGCTCTCTAGTTGCCCCCGTGTTGAACGGGAGTGTCCCTGGGCATAGGCAGCTATGTCTTTTTCCATAAGGCTCTCCACATCGCTGTCAGGTGCCTTAAAATCAGTTTTTAATAATTCGGCCATTTCAGCTTGAAATTCACGGAAAGTCGGTCCTATTTTGTCTGTTACCGTTCCCGGCAACCTATCAAAAAACTTTTCCCAGGCATCGTCAAACGGCGCCCTTGATTTCAGCATCACCCGAAGTTCCCCCACTTCCCAGGTCACTAATTCGGCAATGGCGTCTTTTATTTTATAGTAGTGGGCGGCGGTCACGGCATCTCTTTCCTCAAGGGATACAGTATTTTTTTTTATTGCTCGGTTGTCGTCTTTAACGGGGTCATTTTGAACCCCTAAAGTTTCAAACACATCCCCATCAGGGCCAATACCATTCAAACTTTCAAATTTGCGGATCTCGTTTGTGGAAAGAAACCCGGACCTCTTCCCGATTTCGTATGTCTCGTATCTTTCTTTGTGGTTGGCCCGTAATAGCTCGGCGGTGAGGTGTTCTATATTATAAACCCTCTTCTCTGATTCGGTGAGGAGTATCCTCTCCATTGATTGTTCTATGCGTCTCAGCCAGGGATTAAGGGTGTGTGTCAGGAAGGATCTGTTTTGCTCCGTCACGTTGGAATAGGTGGACCTCTCATAATCCATAACCAGATTCAGGGGCACTCTGAATATTCGGCAGATTTCAACCACACTGAACTTCATGCTCTCAATCATCTGTGAATCCTGGGGGGAAACCCCGATTGCCTGCCACTCCATCCCACCTTCAAGGACTGCAACCTTGTGCTTGTTGCCCTTCCCCTTAAATCCTGCCTCCCAGGCGTGTTTCAGATTATCATGGGCAGCCTGGTCAATCTTTCCAGGGTGTCGAAGGATACCCCCAGGTGAGGCGTCATTTTTAAAGTAGTTTGCTGAATAATCACTTGAGGCTTTTGCAGATCCCCAGGTGTCCCGGCATAGGGTCAAGGGAGAATATCCCTGTATCCCATCAGATCCCATACCCTTTATGTGAAGGATCTGGTCCGGTTGATAGGTCAATTCCTTCCCGTCCGATTGATATTTATAAACGAATGACCCGTTTCGGGTATCTATGGACATCCTGTCAGGACTTAGCGGCCAGATCCCCACCACTTCACCCGCATCACGCTCAATGTATGAATAGGAATTACCCCTCAAGCACAAATGACCCACCATCAGCTCACGCAATTCAAAAGACGTCATACGGCCATTAGGTGTTCGGTGCAGCAATTCATACAAAGAAAAGTTTTTCGCCCTCTCTCGTCCATCCTCGGTGCTCTCATAGACTATCAGGGGCAGGCTCGCTATTGACTCAGCCAGTACCTTCACACACGCAAAAACGGCAGGAATGGCCAGCACTGTGGATTCCGATACTGTGAACCCACTGGAAGTCTCGGCACCCTCAAAGGCATCCAGATTAGCCCAACTTCTTTTCTTCTTGAGAAATTCAAACATATTGTTACCTCTATTTTGAGAATGGGGGCCAGGTGGAGGAAGTACCCCGGCCCCCTGGTTAGGGGACTGGCAACCAAGAAACAGTCCCCATTAAACCGCCCGAAGCGGTAGGCGGTCTATGCACGTTCACCCATACCAACTACCCAGCTCATGTCATCGCCATTTTCAGGGGAATAAGCAGACCCCCAGGTGCCTTGAGCATCCACCCTGGTTATCACCCGGTAGCTAACCTGATCCGTTGTCCACATGGGGATCTGGCTCCGCTCCACCCTCATTTCCTTCCTCAGCCCGATTGCGTACTGGCTCAGATCCACGAAAAGAATGTCATTCGCATCACCCAAAACAGGCAGGTGAGGAGTGAACAAAACAGGGCGGCCCAGCAAAGAAAACTTCCCGTTTGACGAACTTTCAAACATGTTGACCCATGACCCCCCGGTTCCGATTGCCACATTCAACTGCGTTAGCAGGGCAGGCAGAACGGTATCATTGCAGATCCACACGGCCTTAGACCTTCCCGCGCTGTACATCCTACTGTACATCTTTGTGATACCCTCAAAGGCCACGGTATCAGCCGCTTGTCCCGTTTCTTTGGCAATGGTCTGGATGGTAGAATCATTGACCAGGCCCAACGGTTGCCCGGCCCCACTGCCATTCGTAAAGGCAGATTCAAGGCCATATCCCACAGAAGTTTTCAAGGCCCTTTCCAACTGCCCGGCGAAGCCCAAGCCATCGTCATAAAGCTCTTGGCTCACATCACAGTAAATCTGCCCTTTATTGGCGTTAAGCTGAATGGTTCGCAGCTTACCGGTCTGCTTTGAGGCGGTGCCAAGCTCGGCAGTCCACGCCATATCGAATCCCCCAAAGGCGGCCCCACCACTCATATCACCCCAATCCCACCCCGCGATTTTTCTTGAGGAAGTGGTCATGGGCCAAATCTGGGCCCGGGGTCTGATAAGTTCATCCGGCAGACTGTCATCCAACCACTTGGCACTCAGGGGTTCGGGCACGCTCATTCCACCGCTCGATGGTATTCCCGTTTCCATACTGGCTCTGAAGGCCCGGACTTCATCATCACTGTGGACAGGTTCCCCAAACATGGAACGGTATGAGGCATCTGCAGCCGGTCCACCCTCGAAGGACAGGTCACGTTTTTCCCTGGTTTCGGGCACCTGAAATTCCGGTTTCTTCAGCTTTTCCACATCTTCCATCACCTCAAGTCGGCGGTCATAAGCCTCGACAGCATCCTTGATACGGTCGAATTTCTCTTTAGCTTCACTCGAAAGTTCAGACTGCCCGGCAATAGAAATCATTTCATCCGTTGCTCTTTTTCTTTCTTTCAACAGGTCATTTTTATCCATTATTTTCAATCCTCCAAAATTACGATTTATACCTGCCAGGGGATCTGCCCCGGCGGCAACAAGTGATACCTCATAGGGCATCCACCTCTTGGCGACATACCCGGCTTTTGTTTTCACCCTGCTTACGATCTGGTATCCAATGCTGAGATTTCTCAAGATCCCATCTTTGACATCGTTCCAGATCCCATCAGCACTTTTGCTGAACCTCAAGGTGCCCTTCATCTTCTTGTCAACGATACGGACATCCTGCACCACACCCACCGGCAGCTTGCTACCGTCATGGGCCACTATCAGGGGCAGGGGCGCCCGGCTCATGTCCACGGCATCGAAGTCATGGGAAAGCACCTCTTCCCCATCAAACCTCTTTACCGGGTATTCTGTGGACAGTGTTGCCTCTGCGGTTCGGGTATCTGCCCGAATCCTGCCATCAATGCTGAATTTTCTTGTTTCCACGTTCCCTCCTTATTCGCCTTGCCATCTTCAGAATCTTCATGGCATCCTCATCCGTAAAATCCTCCGTTGCCTCAGCCAGGGCCAGGGCGCAGGCTTTGATTTTCCCCTCTGTATTCATGTTTCCCTCGCAATAAAAAAGCCCCACCAACTGCATCAGCAGTCAATGAGGCTCTGGTTTTCCCAGGCATCCCCGGTGTTTATTCTGTTTTTATACTATTACAACCACCCGATAGCGGCGGCCACTGGTTCCACCCGGTTCCTGATAGCGGCATCCAGGGCCATCACACAGGCAATCGGTAAATCTATTTTCTCAGCGGCCTTGTTCTTGCTGAATTTCTTGTTCCCGGCGGCGTCCTCTTCACACACGATATTACTGAATTGCCATCTCAATAAATCGTTGTCAGGAAAGCAGATCCCCTGTTCCAGTATCAACTTTTCAAGTTCTTTTACAGGCGCGGCCATCGAAGCATACCCCTGCCCGAATTCCAAAACTTCAATGTCCATTTCTTCAATGTCATGGATTATCTTTTGGCTTCCCCAGCGGTCAAAGCATATCCCCTGCAAATCAAAATTGCTCTTTATCCATCCGATTTTATCAAGGACAGATTGATAATGAATAACGGACCCAGGCGTACTTTCAATGAAGCCTTGACGTTCCCATACGTCATATAATACCCGGTCATTCTTGCTTCTATCCTTAATTGCCTTGGATGGGCACCAACAGAATGGGATAATGAAATAAGGTTCATCGGCTTCCGGTTCCGTGCATAAAATTAATGCTGTGGTGTCCGATACGGCGGCCAAATCCAATCCTGCCCATACCTTACGTCCCGATAGGTCAGGAAGTGCCCCCACACAGGCGTTAAAGGCGTCTGTGGTGATAAATTTATCCTCGGTGCTTACCCTCATATTTAGATATAAATTCTTAAACACGCTCTCCATCTGAGGCATCTTCTGTGCTTTTTTGGCAAATTCCCGCATCTCTTCCAGGGATCTGAAGTCGTTTAATGCAGGATTACAGGCAAACCATGTCTTTTCGTCCCACGGATCACAGTCATCAGCGGCGGCAAATACGGCCCCATAGAATGACGGGTCAGGCGGTAGGCTCCCTTCCTCAATGCTCAAGGCATAGTCCACCAATTCCGATAAAACATGACGAGGGTCAGCCGATTGTGTTGAAATAACCACCATAAGCGGTTCTTTTCTGGCTCCCGTACCACTTGCAATGGCGTCATATAGCTCCCTGTTCTTTGCCTGGGCAAGCTCGTCATAGATGATAAACGATGGAGACAGGCCATGCCCTTTCCTGCCATCAGAACTCAATGCCCGGTAAACGGATCCGGTTTCTTCATCAATTATCTCTTTTGTGAAGGCTCGTATATTAACCCGTTCTGCAAATTCCGGTATCCTCAAAACGATTGCTTCCATTTCTCTGAAGATTAAACTTGCCTGCTCACGGTCGGCGGCACAACTGAAGACAGCCCCCCGTTGTTCACACTCAGGGCCTATCAAGTGGCATAAGGCCAGGGCAGCGCACAAGGCGGTTTTCCCGTTCTTCCTGGGCATTGTCAGGACTGCTTGACGTACGACCCTCTTCCCACCCTTTTCAGCGTATATCGCGCGGATTATCTTCTCTTGCCAGGGTCTTAATTTCAAACGGCGCCCAGCATGGACTCCAGCGGTCACAGGAAGAACATTGCAGAACCTTATCACCTTATCGGCGCGTGACAGGTTCCGTTGCTCCCAGGGCGGCTTCTTGGTACGCCATGCCCTCTTTGCCTGTTTCTCAGCGGCTTTCACGCTTGCGGTTTTTATGCCCTTTTTGCCCATAATCTCGTTCTAAGTATCAGGAAGGCTGCCATCTCGCCCGATTTGCCTAGGTAGCCAGTGATTTTATGCGGCCACCTGTTCAAAAGATAGCGGTTTCCCTGCCAGAATAGCCATAATGTCAATGGAGTTAGCCCGGCGCCGGCGTTCCCATCGGTCATGTGCAACCATCGTCCCTTCACATCGGCGGCGTGTTACCTTCCCACTGTGAAGATAGGCGGCGGCCAGGTTCTCGACACCCACCAGGGACAGGGCCATGTCGCATCTGTGCAAAAGACGTGGTTCATTCATCCTCAAGGGAAAGTCCTTCAAAAAGGCTTCAAGCTCTTCCATAAAAAGGTTGTCATCAAAAGGACATTTAGAAGCGAAACATTCCATGCTCATGTTGTGTCTGCACTTTCCCATAGCTATAAACCTTTCCCGCAAAGCGGTCTGATTTCTGTTCATGGCAGCGGCGGCATAATGTCTGCAAATTTGAAACATCCAGCGGATCACAACCACCGGGCGCCTCTATCTCGATAATATGGTCAACCACTTCCCCAGTGTCATTACATACCCGGCATAATGGCTCTTGTGAGATAAACCAGGATCTCAGCAACTTCCATTCTTTCGATCCGTAAAACTTGTTTTTGCTCCCGGTTCTTCCCTTCCGTTTGTGGGCCTCACAAAATCCACTTGTGACCTTGTTGGGACATCCTGGTTGTTTGCAGAATTTCATTTGGCTATTTCTTTTTGGGTGCTGTGGGGTTTTTCCGGTATAGCGAC